CAGCGGGTCTTCGCGCTTGTCCAGCACCCCGCCCGTGTAGCCCTTGCAGACCCAGTAGGCCATCTTTGAGGGCTTGTCCCAAATCTCATAGACCTCGCCAGTCTGGCTGGACTGCTTTTGGGCATCCGATGCCGTGTCAGTCCCCGTCGAGGTCGTCGTGATCGGGACGTTCTTGGCCATATCCTTGCCAAAGCGTTCCGCCAGTTCCGCCCTTGTCATATAGACGCGCCGGGCCACCCAACGGACTTCCGCCCATTCCCTTGCAGGGTTAGTCAGCCAGTCTTTCCATGAAACGTGGTCGCACTGGACTTCTTCGTAAACGACTTCCTCGCGCTCACCCTCCATGCCTTCATGCATGGGTGAATCATCAGGACCGCGCCCCTCGACCTCGCCAACCTCGTTTTCGTCGTCGTCTTGCTCGCCCTCGCCTAGTTCGTAATCCTGCTCCGCGTTGAGCGTCTTCATGTGCGGGATGTAGCGCACCCACACTTGGCCTCGGCCCGGCAGCAGATAGTCCAGAACGCAGAGCTTCACGCGCCCGTCGAAGTCATACTGGTCAAGGCTGAAACCCAACGCCCGTTCCAGCACCTCAGAGGCAACCTTGCCCACCGGGTCTTCATCCCGATAGCGCCGGTCAACCATCGGCTTGGGTTGTTTGGCATAGATAGCAGGCTGAAGGGTCGAGACGTTTGACCACAGGATAGCAAAGCGACGACGCTCATAGCCTACGGACGGACGGCCACCGCCCCTTGCCCGGTTCTCATTCTTAAACCGCCTGACGATGATGTCGCCAGCCTTCCACCAAGGCTGCAACTCACGTTCCGACAGATTGATCTCGTCAATCCATGTCGTAACGAGGTCAACGCCCTCTTGATTTTCAGGCTCAGTGGGAAGCATAGCCCCTCGCAAGCGTTCAGGGGAACATATCGTGCGCGGGTCCGCTTGTCGATAGAACGATCATGCGCGTTCGTATCCGCTATGGACCGGCTGATTAGCTAACAGGTCATCCCACGTCATGTCACGGATGCCCTTGATCGGCACGTCCGCTGCTTTGACCTCGGGCTTAATCTCCCGATACGCCATCGCCAGATAGCGGAACGCATCAGCAGCGTGGCTTGACCAATCGTGTTTAGGTCCGTCACGGAACACGCGGGCCTTCTCATCATAGTCCGCGCGATACTGGCGCAGGCACTCAAGCCCGGCCTTGCACTTGTCACGGTCGAACCAGATGCGAGGGAATAGGACGCGACCAGCGTTGATGCCGTCCATGACCTTGTGATTAGGCACCAGCTTAGGCTTGAGCTTCAGCGTCAGCATCGTCTCAATCCTGGTGCGTCCCGTGCCTAGTTCCCTGACCCTTGCGTCATGGGGAACCCAGTCAGCCTCATACTTGTAGGGCTTGGCGTGTAGCACCTTGGCGTAATGCTCGATGCTTTCCCCGCTGGCCTCGTAGAAATCGATCACCCGTATCTCAGCGCCAACTGCCTGCCAGAACCAGATGGCTGTGCTGTCCCCGATGCCCAAATCCCATGTGGTGTAAACGGGGAGCGCAGGGTCATACGGAACGTCTGTAATCCGCCCAGCCCGCTCGCTCTCGGCCATGTCCTTACCGTAGTAAGCGCCGATGATTGCCGCCTCGAATGAGCATTCGAACTCCTGCTCATACTGCTCTGGCGTCATTTCCCTAGCAGCAGCGGTCAGTTCGCTTTGCGGCAGAATGCCTGTCTCAGACGCAGGCAGGAAGAATGGAAACCAGTCTGGGTCAGTCTTAGCCCGCTCGAACAGGTCGAAGAACGCATTGCGTCCCTTGGGCGTTCCGATGAAAGTAGCTGTTCCCTGCCGGTCAGCCAGCATCGGGCGGATGATCGAGCCAAAGATGCCGGGATACATATCGGCGTATTCGTCTAGCGTCGCATCATCCAGGTATCCACCGCGCAGGGCATCCGGGTTGTCAGCGCCGTAAATCTTGATGCGCTTGCCGCCGATCAGTTCAACATACAGTTCCGACTCATTCGGAGGCTTGGACCAGATCGGCTGGCTGTATCGCTTCAGATACTCCCATGCCACGTCCTTAGCCTGCTTCAGATAGGGCGCGAGATAGGCCGCACGATAGTTGGGCTTATCGGACATCACCGCGTTGCGTATCATGTCGTTAATGCAAGCGACGGTCTTACCGCACCGCCTGTGAGCCACACCGATGGCGAAGCGTTGCGTCCGGTTGTGGAACGGCAAGAACACCCGGCGAGGGGCGTAGGGGATTACTCTGGTTTCAGCCATGTGACCGTGAGAGCGCCGCCGTCAGCCCCGGTAATCTCCTGCTGAACCTTCTCCCCATACTTCTTGGGGTTCATGCGAGCGAGCGCCCATTTGCGAGTGTCAACGCGCAGTCTGGCTTTAGCGACGTGCGAGGCTTCAGGCTCAACCTCATCTGCAATGTCGAGCATATCATCAAACATACCCGCAGCACGTTCATCAACGGCTTTCGCGTAGTTGTCCGAGAAGTCTTTGTGTTTTGTCAGCCATAAGAACACTGACGAAGCGCAAGGCATGGAATCTAAAGCACAAATAGCCCGCAGCGATGAACCCGCAGCGAGCCTTTGACAGATATCAGCCGCCAGTTCTGGCGTATAATCTGAAGGTCGGCCTAAACCGGCCATCAGGCAGTCTCCGTGGTTTGCGTCTAGCCTTATTGCCTTAGCGCGGGCTTAGAGCGGGGTGAATGATGCCTTAGCCTGGCTGAACCGTCAAGCCGTGCTGCAATGCCATGCGGATAGCTACAGCAGCAGGACCGCTGGGGCCGAGCTTGGCATAGTTCTGGGCTGTCTTGGGGGATACGCCTAGCCATCTGCCCGCCGCTTGCTGAGAGAGGCCGAGCGAGGCAATGGCGGCTCGATACTGGTCGGCGGTCATTGCGAAAGGCGGTCAGCGAGTTTGTTGGCGCTCTCGGCGTTATAGACATTGGCCCAATGGGCGCTGTCTTCTCCGCCGGTCGGGCGAGTGGCAAAGTAGCGCGCCGCCTCGCGAAGCCAGGCAATCTCGCTGGCGAACTGTTGAGGATTGCTCAATGGTTGGTCAGCTTCGACGGCTGGCATAAACAGGAAATCATGACGACACCCGAGGCACCGCCGAGCGGGTTCCGACTCACCACATCCCGGACAAGCCTCAACGGTCAAGTTTTCTTTGACAGTTGCCATCACGCGGCCTCCAACTCATCAGTAAACCTTACAAGTTCGTATTTGCCGAAGCGGACGGTGTAGGAGGCTTTGCCTTCGCAAACGTCAACGTCCGTAACGCGACCCTCTTGGCCTTGGTTGTCGCGGACTTTCTGACCAACTTTGAACATCTGAGGATTCCGTTCCGGCTGCTGCTTCATTGCCGCGCCCCGGTGATTTGTTATCCCACATAGGCAGATGTTACGCAAGGCCCCTTGAGCATTTTGTGCGCTTTTTTATTCCGCCATCCATTCGCCAGACAGCGCCTTAAAATCAGGCCGGTCCTCAAACGGCTTCGCCCACATGGCAGGCTCGACCCACAGGACGCGATTGTTAGGGAACGCGCCTATTGACCCGTCTTCCAGCTCCATGACGTGAAGGTGCTTGTGTTGCTCGCTCATGTCGGCCAGCGAAGAGCCGGTGAAGTCGATTGAGAAGCGATACCTGGCACCCCGTCGATCTGGCAGAATCTGCGCCTTCATCCGCCGATTGAACTCAAACGCATGAACGCCAAACTCGCTTGAGAAACAGTCCCACGGCTGGACGTAGGTGTAATCGATCTGGGCATTCGGTGCGCGAGGCTTGTCGGGGATTTTCCAGCAGAACGCTTCAATCGGAGCCAGAAACCCAGCCCCGGCGCCATACTCGGTCAGGACGCATTGGAACTCTAGGCACTTGCCTTGCACCACTCTCAAGCCGTGAATGATGCACGGGAGATACTGCCCGTGTCCGTCCTCCATGTCGCGGGTGTATTCCTTACGGATGTAGCCGTGAAAGAAGCGGTCGCATGAGCCGATTATGAACATGATGCCTCTACTCGCTCAATGCGTTCCAGTTCGTCCAATACGTCAGCCGCTATCTCTTTGGCTGTCCGGTGGGCTGTCTGGGCTTGGCGGGATGTTGTGCTAGGCAAGCTGCGGAATATCACTGTTGCCAGCCTGTCTGCTTTTTCAAATCGGGTCACGCGGGCTGGTCGCTCCATTTTATGCCGTTCCGGTTGCCCCACTCGAACACTAACGAGAGCAAGCCGGTAAATTCCTCAACGCTCAAGCTGGACGATGACCGGCCTAATCCAACCATTCCGGTGCCGTCCAGGTTCGGGACCATGCGCGTCTCACGGTCCAAGGCGTCCATAAACAGCAGTTTGTAATCGTCCGGGGACAGTTTGAGGCCGTGATAAGGTCGTTGCTTCGCAATGTCCCCGAGCGCGGCCCACAGGGCGCTGTTCTGGTCGATGCTTCGTGTCGGTCCATGAAAGACTACCTTAGAGCCTACGGAGACGCCCTGCGCCCACTTGCTAGCCTTGTCTCGGTCAGCTTGTGAACGCAGGGTGATGACGGCACGGTCAGACACGGCTTACCACGGCGTGTTGTCGTCAAACGGGTCAACACGTCCAGCCGGGCCGCTAAACTCCCG